CCAGACCTACCTCCCCATAGACGAGCCCACCGAATTTCTTGTGAATCCGTCGGGTCGGTTCGTTGAGGGCGGGCCGCGAGCCGATACCGGGCTGACGGGCCGGAAGCTCATGGTCGACACCTACGGCGGGCTCGGGTCTCATGGTGGGGGCGCGTTCTCCGGCAAGGACCCATCCAAGGTCGACCGGTCAGCGGCCTACATGGCTCGCCTGATCGCTCGTACGATCGTTGACGCCGGGCTGGCCGCTGAGTGCGAGGTGGGCATCTCGTATGCGATTGGGAAGGCTGATCCGGTCGCGTTCGAGGTGGACACGCTCGGCACCGGCGAGTACGCCGACCACATCTTGACCGCCGCCGCACGTGACGTGTTCGTGCTGCGGCCGGCGGGGATCATCGACGTCCTCAACCTGCGCACACCCCGTTACCGGGATCTCGCGGTCTACGGGCACATGGGCCGGGATTGGCCGCGCTGGGAACAAACCTGGCGTTTTGAGCGCGACCTGCGGAAGGCGGTGGAGCCCCGTGCGCATCGAGCAGCTACCCATCGCTGACCTCACGCCAGCCGACTACAACCCGCGCAAAGACCTCCGGCCCGGCGACCCCGACTACGAAAAGCTCAAGCGGTCGCTGACGGAGTTCGGATACGTCGAACCTGTCATCTGGAACAAGACCACCGGCCATGTCGTCGGCGGCCACCAGCGCCTCAAAGTCCTCGAAGACCTCGGTGAAACCACTGTCGACTGCGTGGTCGTCGAGTTGGACGAGACCCGCGAAAAAGCCTTGAACGTCGCGCTCAACAAGATCAGTGGCGACTGGGACCAGGACAAGCTCGCCCTGCTCATCGCCGACCTGGACGCGAGTGATTTCGACGCTGAGCTGACTGGGTTCGACGACGATGAGATTGCCCAGCTCATCGGCTCCTTGGATGAGGACGAGGTGGAGGATGACGACTTCGATCTGACCGCCGCCCTGGAGGCTGCCGCGTTCGTCGAGCGGGGTGATATCTGGACGGTGGGTAGGCATCGGCTGGTGTGCGGCGACGCCACCAACGCGGGCGACATCGAGCTGTTGATGGATGGCAAGAAGGCCAACTTGGTGCTCACGGACCCGCCATACAACGTCGCCTTCGAATCGTCTGACGGCTTGTCGATCAAGAACGACAAGATGAGCGCGGACGCGTTCTACGAGTTCCTGCTCGCAGCGTTCACTCAGATGGCGGGCGTGTGTGAGAAGGGCGCGTCCGCGTACGTGTTCCACGCCGATACCGAAGGTCTGAACTTCCGGCGCGCCTTTCAAGACGCGGGCTTCAAGCTGTCGGGGTGTTGCATCTGGGTCAAGGACTCCCTGGTGCTGGGTCGTTCCCCGTATCAGTGGCAACACGAGCCCGTTCTCTACGGCTGGGTGAAGACGGGCAAGCACACGTGGTACGCGGATCGGAAACAAACCACCGTCTGGCGGTTTGATAAGCCTCGCAGGAATGCTGATCATCCGACCTCGAAGCCGCTGGATCTGTTGGCGTATCCGATTGGAAACTCCACCCAGGCGAATGCGATCGTGCTCGACACGTTCGCCGGCTCTGGCTCCACGCTCATGGCGTGTGAGGCCACCAACCGGATCGCTTACTGCATGGAGCTCGACGAGAAATACGCCTCAGTCATTCTGCGCCGCTACGCCGACGCCACCGGGGACGCCGCAGGTATCACCTGCCTGCGCGACGGCCAACAGTTGGCCTACCTGGATGTGGTGAAGGCCGTGGATCGAGGCAAGAAATAGGTGGCCGTCCGGACTTGCTATCTGGTCGGGATAGAGCGTGTATGTACATGACCGAAAACCACTCCGACCAGGGGAACACGCAAAGGAGGCCGGTCATGACGACACTCAAGTTCACCAAGCAGCGCAAAGGCCGCAAGCAACTCGCCGCTTTTCTCGCCACCCAGCTGCGAGCGACCGTCGAGTATCTGGGAACCCCAACGTTTGCCTACCAGATTGGCGAGGCCATGTTGGATCGTGACTGGCTGCTGCATCTGCCCGAGGACACCGACGTGGCCGGGCTGGTCGAGGCGGCCGCGCAGGCCGGATTCCCGACGGACACCACCGACGAGCCAGGCGAGTTGGGGTTGACGTTGGCGTTCCCCACCACCGGTTGGGAGGACACCACGAAAGGGAAGGTGGAGGCGACGCTAGCAGCGAAAGGAGAGCTCATCGCCAAAGCACTCCAGATCCCCGCAACCCCGATGAGCATCGACGCCGAGGCCGGGACGGTCGAGTTCCCCTGGTTCGACGTAGCGCCCGACCCGCAGGTAGTGGAGGCCACCACGGTGCTGATCGCCCGGATCATCGACCACGCCAAAACCGCCACAAGAGCCTCAGCCAAACCTGCCGAAACGGGCGGGAACGACAAATATGCGATGCGCTGCTGGCTGCTGCGCCTCGGTCTGATCGGCGACGACACCAAACCCGTCCGCCGCACCTTGCTCAAACACTTGGACGGCAACGCCGCCTGGCGCACCCCACCCACCCACAAGGACACCCGCGATGAACACAATTGACGACCTCGACCAGCAAGATCGCGACCCGCACCCAAACCTCGTCCACGAGCCTGCTCACCGTCTACATGAACAGCCAGCGGGCGGGCAACGAGCTGCTCGACTTCGCCGAAGGTCTCTACGACTCAGACGTGCCCAGCATCCTCGACGAACTCAAGGAGCACAGCATCGGCGAGTTCACGATCAGCGCGAACCAGACCGGCCTGACCACGATCATCTGGAACCTCACCCAGGCAGGGGCAACCCTGCGAGGCATGACCCAAGTCAACGACCGCTACCCAGACCCGATCACCGGGGAACGCCGCATGATCCCCGCCTGGCACCTGGCCATCGACTGACCCCAAGCCACCGTGGGTACCCACCCAATCAGGGGCCGTTTCCGTGCCCGTCGCCCCTCAAAGATTCCTCAAAAATAGTGGGCTGACTAGGGCTTTTACGACTGGATAAGAGCGCGCACCTATGGCTGTATGTACATGACCGAACAAGGCAAGAAGGAGAAGGTCATGAACAACGAAAAGACCACGATGGAGCAGCTGCAGATGGCGACCGACAGCTACGGCACGGTGATCGCCTACGGGGACTTCGTCCTCGCCTCGGCCTACCGGCACTTGGGCAAAGGCCGGATCGGAAACGACGCCCGCGTCTACAAGCTCGCCGAGCAGCCGATCTCCGGCTGGGGACCGGACGCCCGAGGCTTCAGTGAATGCGAACTCGACCTGGTCGCCGAGGCTGACGAACTGTTCGCTGACGCCGGCCACGCCATCGCCTGGGCCTTCGCCCACACCAACTAACCAGCACAGGAAGGAGCCTGACGGGCGTGATGCGCACTCTCGACACCTACACGCCGACCCGGTTCATGGCCGCAGGCTCCACCTATGACAAGCGGAAAGCCGACTTCGCGGTCGCGTTCATCCAAGCCTTGAAACACACCAAGGGCCGCTGGTCAGGACAGCCCTTCCAGCTCATCGACTGGCAGGAACAAATCATCCGTGACCTGTTCGGCACCGTCAAAGCCGACGGCTACCGCCAGTTCACTACCGCCTATGTCGAGATCCCCAAGAAGCAGGGCAAATCAGAGCTTGCCGCCGCCGTCGCCCTGCTGCTGACGTGTGGGGATGGTGAGGAGCGTGCCGAAGTCTACGGGTGTGCGGCCGACCGGCGGCAGGCCTCGATCGTGTTCGAAGTCGCCGCCGATATGGTGCGCCAATCACCAGCCCTGTCGAAGCGGGTGAAGATCCTCTCTTCGCAGAAGCGAATCATCTACAAGCCCACCAACTCCTTCTACCAAGTCCTCTCCGCAGAGGCCTACTTCAAGCACGGGTTCGACATCTCCGGCGTGGTCTTCGACGAGCTTCACACCCAACCCAACCGAGCCCTGTTCGACGTCATGACCAAGGGTTCGGGCGACGCACGCACCTAGCCGCTGTATTTCCTGATCACCACCGCCGGAACTGATACGCATTCGATTTGCTATGAGCAGCACCAGAAAGTCCAGGACATCCTCGCGGGCAAGAAGTATGATCCGACGTTCTATGCGGTGACCTACGGGGC